CGGGTATGGCATAAATACGGTTGCCCGTCAGTAGGGATGCATTGGCGGTGTCGTAAATGTATCCGGTGGTTGAACCCGCCGCTATTACGGAAATAGTAGCCAGCCAGCCAGATGATGGCTTTATTACCTTGGTCGTTGCGGCGGCTATTTCTTTGGTGTTGTTCGTCCCAAAATAACCGTTTCTCAACCCATCGTAGTTAGCAATGGAGTTAAGGGCTACAACCCCGTTCTTTTGTGCGGATAGGATATCGTCAAGTGATGCGATAGTAACCTCCTACTTGATTCATGTTAGTATTTTCCATCTGCGCTGGCCCTATAGCGGATACCGCCTAGTCGCCAGAATGTGCCTACGTCATTGGAGGATATGCTTATGGCAATGAGACGTGCCCGTATACGGCAACTGATATATTCCGTTGCTTGCGTCATGGGGAACGTAGCGGAGGATACCAAGTTGCTAGGGTATCCTGAGTAAGACCCTGTCGTAACCGTTGGGTCACCCGCATAGTTCGTCCAGTATAACGTCATGTTTACGGTGGCATTTTGATTGCCGGAGTACGTACCCCACTTCATGTCGGGCCAAATTTGGTCCACGTACATGATGTTGTCGCCTTCAGCTATACTGAAGAAACCCGTTTGCATGGCGGACTGCATTGCGGTGGTGGTTGTGCCAGACGCCGCGTCGTTGCCTATTTCGTGCTGATATAAGTAATTATCAGTCCCAGCACCAATGGGAGGCCCAAGCACAGACTGGTCAATCCAAGCGCTACGACCCAAAGAGCCAAAGTCCCACTGATTAAGTACAGTGTTATATTTAACGTACGAATCATTTTCTCCGTTACCAGCCGCCGACGGATAAAACCACATAATTTCATTAAACTGTGAGTTAGGGGCGCAACGGATATGCTGGGTATATGGAATGCCATTAGCATCACTCCCCGTGTTAAGGTTTTGGAAAATAACGTCCCAAACAGGGCATGGTAAAGGTTGCGGGCCATTACCTGCATTCATAAAGAATTGTTTCTGGGACATCCAATAAACGGTGTTACCCATTTGACCAACGCATTTGCGGGAGATTGCACCGCAGTTTGATCCAATCTTGTTGAATCCATATACCAACGGAGCACCGATATACTGCATCGCCCACAGGTCAAGATCCGTCCAAATAAGACCTTGTTGCGGACCTTGGATACACGTAACAATTTTGGAACCCGTAGGGATACGGTAAGATCCCGCCTGATTGGTGGCGGTTCCTATCCATACGGTGCTATCCGCTACGTCAGACCAACGAATCAATAATGGATCAGGCTGCAACGTAAAAGATGAACCCCAGGCAACCACTTGGCGCTGCGGCATAGCGACAAAGATACCATCGTTAACCAAGGGAACTTGGCCGCTCAAAATCTGAGCATTTTGCAACGCACCCGACGGCGACCAATAGTAAATTGGACCACCCGCAGGGCAAGCGATAAGGTTTTCGCCAAAGTTATCCAATGTCCAATCTGATGCGGTAATGGCCGTTCCGGGGGTAGAGGCTGGTGCAACACCGACACCAAAGCCGCCCGTTCCAAACCCGCCAACACCAAATCCAGCACTTGTAGGTTGCGGCCCAACCGCAATGTAAAACTTTGATTGAACGTTACCGCTGTTAATCGCCGTTGGACCAGCCGATGAAGAAGCCGTATTTGGAGCGGAAAATGTAAACGTTCCAGAATTTACAACGCTAAGAACGGTGTAAAGGCCAGATAATGTTAATCCGCCTATTGATGTGGAAACGCCAACGTAAAAAGTTGAACCTACGGAATACCCGTGGTTATCAAGGTAACCTGTTACAACGTTAGAGCCTGAAGTTGTTTGAAAGGAATATACACTCACCAATTTGGCGGTACCCGTGCCAGTACCGACCCCCGTAGCGTTGAATATTACACCCACCGTATTGGAGGAAGCGCCAATTAATGTAAAATCCGTCGTTCCAACAGATACAATTTTATAGGTGTTTCCTACGACAAATGACCCCGCAACTGTATTGGTTGTGGTATTTGCGGTTGATGTCGCATTAGAGCCAGCCGTAATGGTGTAAGTTGTACTTGCTACAGATTGGATTAAATACGATCCCGTAAGAACAATTCCGCCTACAGATACGGGGGTTACGTAATCCACGTAATCAAAAATGGACGCGGTAATTCCAGAATCCACAACCGTAACCGTTGATGATCCGGATGTTGTAGCAAAGTTAGGGGCCGTGTTGGTCGTAAGGGTCTGCGGCGTAATGTTTTGGTTAACGTTACCCGTCAGGACGTTAAGAGATGTTGTGCACCCCACCGCCAAATGGTTAACTGCATTAAGATCCGCCCAGCCTTTAAGCGCCCGTATAGCGGATGAATACGCGGAATTATAATACGCAACCCAGCCACCTAGCTTTTGCACTAACCCCAAATTGTTGCGGTCAGGCATAAACCGGACAAGATTAGTGGAAGAAAGAGCCGCCTCATTCAGGGTCGGCGTCTTGATTACATCAACGCCGGGGATGAGTTTAAGCGTACTGCGGGACATTGTTTATCCCCTTGGCGGCGTAGCAATAGGAGAAGGTGACTGCGGACCCCATGCGGCGGATTGGAATTTCTTACGATATTCCTCAACCGTAGCACCCTTAAGAAGCGTTTGATATTGCTGTTCCCAATTAATAGGCATCTGAGGGTCAGCGCCTGTAGAAGAGAAATTGCGCTGATATCCACCAATATATACCATACTGGCACAGATAAAGAGATCCGGCAGGTAGGTGGAGATAAAGGTCGTAGGGTTGGACGCGGACAAGGACGACGCATGAATCGTCCCCGTAAACGTCAATGGATAAGCTGAGTCAGGATACGGCCCAAACAAAATGTTTTGGCTTGTGTTTCCAGTCGTGGCCGAATCGCCGCCGTAAACAGCAAAGACACTTGGAACTCCTGCGCTTGCGGTGCTGTTAAACACATTCTGAATGTATTCCTTCGCCACCGGGGACAGAGGGTACGTTACACCATTTACGGTAACCTGAATGGTCTGAAGCGTAATAAATGCCGCCGTAGGTATGGATAAAATGTTCTGATTCTGCGTTGTGGTAAAGGACGTATTGTCGTAAATCTGGGTGGACAAAAAGTCCAAATCACGTTGCATCCGCAATTCCGCGTAGGATATTGCTTGCGGCAATATGATTTGGAAATTAGTGTCAGTCGTAGGGACAACCGCCAACGTGGCAATTTGCTGCACGTAACTATTGTAATTAAGGCCAGTTGTCATAACCCACGTCCTTATTCTTCAGGCTTTTCTTCCGCAACAGGTGCTGGAGTAGTAGCCGCCTGTACTTGTGGAACAGACTGAGAATGCAAATGATTGATCAGATCCGCCACTTCCGAATAAACCCCTTGACCCAAATGCTTCAAAATCGCATTTACATGGGCTACCGTTAGCTTAAGTTCTAGTTCCAAATTATCCATTATTTTCTCCTAAAATGGTGGATTCTGTGGTTGTAATTGCGGTGCAGATATCTGTTTTATTTGTGCGGCTATGGCGGATTCCACCCCAGATACACTAATTGATTGAGATACCCAGTTAAATGCCATTTCCTGCGTAATTTGATCGTAAGGTACAAATTCTGCGGGATTTGGCGACCCTAATTGCACTGTACCAGAACTTGACGACGTAACCAAGCCATCTGTACCCGTACAAATCCAATTAATAGCGGTTACCACATTTGATAACCCACCAGATGTAGGGTTTACGATGAATTGGGGAAATGACCAAGTGTATTTCATGTACCGCCCCTTAGAGGCCCAATATCATGGAGTACGCAATCGCCTGTGCTTGGGAGATACCGGAATTTGTGCTGGACGAGCTGGCAAGGCCAATATTGGTTCCATCAGAATAAATAATGATGCTATAAGCGGTTGGAATAGCTAAAATCCCACCAGCCGCAGCATTGCTACCATTGTTGGAACCCATTGTAACGGTGTACGATCCCGTGCAATTGTTGGTGACAATCCACATACCCGCCACGTTTTGCGGCAAAAGAACAAGCTGATTCGCCGCCAAAGACCCAGTTAGGCTGAATCTCATGCACTGGGACGTATTACCCGCCGCCGTGGAACTAGGGGCCGCAATATTGGTGTATGTAGGGCTACCGCTAGTGCTGACCGATACGCTGGTTGTATTGCCAAACATCTGGTCAAGAATGGTGGCGTTATAGTTAAGCGGCTGATCCCACGTAGGGGATGTGCTATTATACGCTGGTTCGTTAAGGGCAAGGTTGGTGGTAATACTCATTTGTCAGCCTTCCCATCCAGCTTGTCGTAAATACGCTGGAACATGCTTTCAATGTGATCCATGCGTTTGTCCAAATCTTCTTTAAGGACGTATTCTTTTGGCAAGGCGGCTTCTAGTTTGCTTAAATCCCGCTGTAGTTCTTTAACAGCACCCCATAATTCCCGCATGAGCCACCCAGCTACGGCCAGAATAGCACCTAATCCAAAATTTATGAGGTTCTGAAAATCAACCATAATTAAGATTCCCGGATGATCGCGGTAGAAGTATCCCTGTCAATGGATAGTACACCATAACAGACAATATTCCAATCCATACCATCCCGTTCATCCTTTACGGGAACATTAATATCCAAGTGCTTGAACAGGTATTCTTTGCCGCCATTTTCAAACACCCGCCAGACATGATCTTCCGTCCCGCGTCCCGGCTGGCCCCGTGTTTTATTAAAGCGGATGCCATACTTGTTCATATAACCTCCGCCGCGGGCATAGGTGGATTAGCCACTGCCGTCAGGTTAAAGTGTATGAAAGTCATTGGATCGTTGGAGGCATTACGGGTGAAGCTGTGTGCCAACCAAGCATTGGTAAAGATTAACGTGCCATCTTCTGGGGCAACATTAATAGCATTGCTTGCATGGGTAATGTTGGCGGGATCAAATTCTGGCAGTCCTATCTGAACCTTACCAGCACGGGGATCATGGAATGTAGCTACAGAACCGTTTTGCGGCGTCCTAAGGAAGTAAAACCCGACAATCTGTGCCCCATGTGCATGAACATGCTGATCCATGCCGCTGTATTTATAATGCTGTTGCGCCCACATTTCGGTAAATGACGTGCTGAAATTACGCACATCGTACCCCTGTTCACCCAAAATGTTCCAAGACGTTGACCCAATATACGCACAAAGGTCTTCCAAACGCGGATCGTCGTATAGGTTATCCGTCATATAAACAGGGTACACCTCATGGGTGCCGCCCTGTTCTTTTTTACGTTTTTCAATATATTCATCAACAACCTTGCGGGTGTTGTCCAAAAATTCGGGCTTTTTAATTACGTAAATGGTCGTTGGAAAGCAGTGAATAGGGTTTAGTTCATCTTTTGCGTCTGCCATCGTTTATCCCCGTTGTTGCATTTCTTGCTGCATCTTCTCCATATTTGCAATTTCTTCCGCCGTCAAATCACGGACATTCCAAGAAAATACCCACTTGCCGTCCCGTACAAATGGCTGTTCTGAACGTGACACGGTTTGTGTTTTTCCGTCATAGGTCGGGTCTGCATCAATCTCCACATACTGGATGCGGAAGCCATGCACATTATATGCGTCAGTGGTCGGGAATATCTCCACAAAGTCACTGTATGGCGTATAGCCCAAGCCGGGATTATCCCGCATCAGTTCTTCTGCGCCGTATGGATATTCAACAAACTGATTGTCGGTGGTGGTTTTAACGTATCCGGTCATGATGATTTGTCCTCAAGAAATGCTGGTGCTTGCTTGGTAAGGAGATCAAGGCGTTCACCTTTCCCTGCCAGTTGGGTAAATACCTGTTTGATATGCGGCACAATGTGCGTTTCAAAGTCTGGGTGGCACCGCATTGTATTCAAATGGTCATGCGGAATATTGCCTTGGGACAAAATAAAGTTTTCCACCCGCCCCTGTAGTTCACCTAGCCATTCTTCCCGCTGCATGGCTTCATTGGCTTCCAGCATAGGCAGATGACCGAATTTACGCTGCGGCTCAAGTTCCGCCATAATCTGGTTAATGGTGTTTAGTTCCATTATAGCGGCTTCATGGTTGTTTTTCCATGTGTCTTCCGCTGATTTACATTCAATGATCGTGGCCTCCGCAACCATCTTTTCCCAAGGCTTGGCGTTTTCATCCGCTATGATCGCCTCATTCTCCATGATTTTGGCATCACGTTTCATCTTCTGGGCTTTGGAATGTTCAACCTTGACCTCCATGTCAATGCGTTGACCATATAACAATGCCCATGCGCCATCAGGCGTATAGCAAGACCCTGCCATGAAGTGACGGAGTTGAAAATCAGAATTATTACGATGCGGTTTACTATTCATCTTACGTGTTTACCCCTATTGTACCATTTGAAGCAGCGGAACCATTACCAGAAACTGCGCTTGATGCTGTTGCGGAAGCATTTACATCGCCAGAATATGTATATTTATTACGGGTCGTTGAAGGAGCAAAACTAATATTTCCCAACGCAAAAATACCAATAGTAGAATTGCCCGTTGCCGCCCCACCGTATGACGCATTACTAGCTGCCGTTCCTGATGTTACTACGCACCCCGAATATGTGTATTTGTCACGGGTGGTTGAGGCTGTACAAGTAACACCTAAAGCAAATATGCCAACAGTAGAATTGCCTGTAGCTGATGATTGCTGTGATGCTGCACTTGCCGCTGTTCCAGAAGAATTTACACAACCAGAATAGGTGTATTTATCACGGGTAGTTATTGAGGTAGAAGAAGCATTCATTCCTAAAGAAAAAATACCAACAGTGGAATTGCCTGTAGCCGATCCTTTATTTGAAGCAACGCTAGCTGCCGCACCAGATGACACAACGCAACCAGAATATGTATATTTATCGCGGGTTGTTACGATGTTACAAGCTGTATGTCCTATAGCAAAAATACCAACAGAAGAATTTCCCGCAGCTGACCCAAAATATTCTGCTGAACTAGCGGCGGTTGCTGAGCCATTTGTACAACCTGCATACGTGTATTTGTTGCGGATGGTGGATGCGGCACTACAAACATATCCTAAAGCAAATATTCCAACAGTAGGCGTACCAGCTGCCGAACCATAAGTTGATGCGTTACTAGCCGCTGTTGCAGAACTATTTACACAACCTGAATATGTATATTTATTGCGGGTAGTTGAAGCAGAAGATGAAAGTCCTAAAGCAAATATGCCAACTGTTCCAACTGCATTCCCCGCCGTGGGCCACAATCCCGCCTTCTGCCAGCCCACCATTTGGTCAATAGTCCATACACCAGATGCAGCACCACATTGGTAAGGACCAGCAGGTGTTATAGGTGATTTGGTGATGAAAGACCCCTGATATGTCCTCACAGCGCAGCCCCTAAGATAATCATACGTTTACTCCCGTAGTACCGTTGGATGCGGCGGATCCAGCAAGAGAATTAGCACTTGATGACGTTGCTGTTGCGTTTGTATCACCAGAATAGGTATACTTATTGCGGGTTGCTGAATTACCTGTTCCGTTTATAAAACCTAAAGCAAAAATTCCAACGGTTGAATTGCCAGCAGCCGCTCCTTCAGCTGAATTGGCGTTTGAAGCTGTCGCACTGGCATTTGTATCGCCGGAATAAGTGTATTTATTGCGGGTTGTTGTACAACCTCCTAATGCAAATATACCAACTGAACATGTTCCTGTTGCTGCGCCTTGATATGATGTAGCAGAAGAAGCCGTAGCAGAAGCGTTTGTGTCACCGGAATAAGTATATTTATTACGGGTTGTAGATCCAGAATTTCCGGCCAACGCAAAAATACCTACTGTTGAATTGCCTGAAGCAGAACCGTTTGCCGAAACTGCGCTTGATGCTGTTGCGGAAGCATTTACGCAATTAGAATAAGTATATTTATTTCTAGTGGTAGATGAATCGCATAATGGAGACCAACCCAATGCAAATATACCAACAGTTGAATTTCCAGTTGCAGCTCCCAAATATGAATTAGCTGTAGAAACCGCCCCCGATGATACTACGCATCCAGAATAAGTATATTTATTTCGGGTGGTTGATCCACTAGTGCTAATAAATCCTAAAGCAAAAATGCCAACTGTGGAATTTCCAGCTGCCGAACCATAGTAAGAAACAGCGGTTGCTGATGCGGCGGTAGAATTTACGCAACCAGAAAATGTATATTTGTTGCGGGTTGTGGAACCATTGCAACCAGTTGTGCAGCCCAAAGAAAATATAGCAATAGAACCCGGCGCAATACTGCCCGGCCAGTTATAAGCCGCCACCGCTTGCATCTGCTGTACTAAGTTCCATGAGCCGGAGTAATTAGGCATTATACGTTTACTCCACAGGTTCCATTGGAGGCGGCGGAGCCAAATTTTGATGCCGCACAAGATGCCGTACCAGAAACAACTACACACCCAGAATATGTGTATTTATCACGGGAAGTTAAATTATTTCCTAAAGCAAAAATACCAACCGTAGAATTTCCTGCTGCTGCTCCTGCATGAGCAGCACTAGTAGCTGCGGTAGCTGTTGCATTTGTATCCCCAGAATATGTGTATTTGTTTCTTGTTGTAGATTCTCCAGTTGTAAAACCTAAAGCAAATATTCCTACTGTTGAATTCCCAGTGGCGGATTGATAGTAAGATGCAGTTGTAGCTGATGTTCCCGAAGTTACAGAATCGCCAGAATAAGTATATTTATTTCGGGTAGTAGCCCCGGCAGTTGTATAGCCTAAAGCAAATATCCCCACTGTTGAATTCCCAACGGCAGAACCAGTATAAGAATTTGCAGTGGCAGATGTTGCCGAAGAAACCGAACATCCAGAATATGTATATTTTTCACGGGTACTTGTTTCACCACAAGTTCCACCCGAACTGCTTCCTAAAGAAAATATGCCAATTACACTATTTCCGGCAGCTGTAGTGCCGTAACTATTTGTCCCGGAAGCTGTCGCAGAAGTAACTGAACAACCCGAATAAATGTATTTTTCACGGGTTTTAGTTGCGTTACCTAATGCAAAAATTCCTGAAGCGGGAATACCTGTTGCCGCACCTCCAGTAGACGCTGCGTTAGAAGCAGTGGCAGATGAATTAACATCCCCTGAATATGTATATTTGTTTCGGGTGGTTCCGTTTCCTAAAGCAAATATAGCAAGTGTTCCAGATGCCACAGGTGTTACACTGCTACTGGCAGCACTAAAAGCAGATGGCCCATAAGCATTGTTGGCACTTACGGTGAATGTATAAGCCGCTCCGTTGGTAAGGCACGTTACTTGTACAGGTGATGTTGTTCCGGTACCAGTTTTAAAACCGGGGCAGGATACAGCAGTGTATGATGTAATCGCCCCACCACCAACGCAGCTAGGAGCGGTAAACGCTACACAAGCTTTTGCATTAACGGCACCGTTGACCGCACCAATAGTAGGCGCATTTGCTACTTTTAAGCTATTAAAAGCACTGATTAAGCCGCCAATATACCGCTTGGACATAATGTTACCTTGCGTCAGCTAATTGCTTCATAACTTATGCTGTAGGTTATTCCGCTTGCCGTACCAGACGTAACCGTAATGGACGTGCCTTCTGTCAGATAAATCGCCGTCGTCTTATCCGTTACGATCAATGATGCGTTTGCTGGAACGGACACAGTGGATACAACTGGGTATGCTGTACCGCCTGATGGAGCCGAACCTTGCGCTACCGCACCGTTGGTATAAATGGATACCGTGGCATTGACCGCCGTGGAGCCGTTTACGTTGGCGGCTACAATTTGGTCAATACGATAAACCGTGTTGGAACCGGAAGCATTGGCAAGCAGCACCACGGCAGACGTTCCCGACGGGGTGTAGTAGGTAGTGTTACCTGTGAGCGTTGTTAGTGCCGCCAAATTTGGATTTGACATTTATAACTCCTAAAAACCCAGAATCATGGAATATGCTATCGCCTGTGCCTTGCTAGGTCCAGACGCAGCAGGTGTTGAAGATACCCACGTCGTACCGTTTGACGTTAACACATTGCCAGATGTTCCCGGCGCAACAACTTGTAAAGCCGATGTGCCATTTCCTAACAATACATTATTTGCGGTTAAACTACTAGCCCCTGTGCCGCCGTAAGCTACACCAATTACACTGGCATTCCATGTTCCGCTGGTAATTGTGCCAATGCTGACCAAGGATGATAGCGTTGTGACCGCCGTGTTAACCAATGTGCCGGATGTGGGCAGCGTTACGTTGGTGGCGGCTGTTGTCGTCAAGGTTAAAGAAAAAGCGCCTGACGTAGCAAGGGTTGAGCCATCCGCCAAGGTTAAAGTAGAGCCCGTGGCAGGGGCCGTAATAGTGACTTTGTTAATGGATGTAGCGGAAGCAACACCCAATGTCGGCGTTACAAGCGTTGGCGAATTTGACAACACGTTGGAGCCGGACCCCGTGGATGTCGTAACACCCGTCCCGCCATTGGCTACGTTAAGTGTACCACTTAGTGTTATAGCGCCAGTTGTGGCGGAATTTGGCGTAAATCCTGTGGTGCCAGCACTAAATGACGTTACACCGCCCGTGGATGCGGCCCATGTAGCGGTTGTTCCATTGGATGTAAGCACATAACCACTAGTGCCGATGGCAAGGCGGGTGGCGGTATTTGTTCCGCTACCAATAATCAGATCACCTAATGATGTAATAGGCGATAACGCATTAAACCCAGCAGATGCGGTTGTCTGGCCCGTACCGCCATAAGCAATACCGATAGCGGTAGCCGTCCATGTTCCCGCACTGACCGTGCCAAGGCCAGTGATGCCCGTATAAGATCCACTAAGATACGATGAACCAATCGTTCCAGACGTAATTTGTGAACCGGAAATAGCAATGTTTGTGCTGGATGCCGCCGTTAGCTGGCCCTGTGCATTAACCGTAAAGGTTCCAACCGATGATGCGGAGCCATAAGAAGATGCAGT